CACTGACTAAGCCATTACGTTTGCCTTCTATAGAAGTATCCAAAGCTACAGTTACTACACTGGCCAAGCCATTACGTTTGCCTTCTATAGAAGTATCCAAAGCTACGGTTACCATAGTGGCTGTTAGCAGCCCTGTACGTTATGGCCTATCGCCCGACATAGCACCAGCGCAAACTAGAAGTCTTAACAATAGTTTGGTAGGCACTGTATAAATGTTACAGCGTAAAGTTAAGCTTACTTTGGGTAGCCCTGCAAATATCAAGGGAAGTGCATATGGCTTTAAAGACTTGCCCGAAACTGACCGCCCAAAGATTTTGAAAAATAACATTGTGGGGGTTGTATGACGTTCAGCCGTCATGTCAAGTTGACCATTGGTGACCCCACGTCAGGCAACGGGCTTGTCATTGAAGACTTGCGCATTGACTTTGATGTCACAAAGATCACAAGCAAGTCACCTGACGTTGCAACAATAAGTGTCTACAACCTATCACCTGAGCACCGCCGGGTGATTGAACAGCGGTACACGAACGTCATTCTTGAGTATGGCACCCGTGATGAGCTGTCTGTCATATACGCGGGTGAAGTATTCAATCAGACCATCACAAAACAAGGCGGTGTTGATCTTGTGTTGAACCTATTTTGTGGTAGTGGCAGTGATGCACATGCACGGGCAACTGCCAACCTGACTGTTGGTGCCGGTCAGAATATGCGTGACGTGCTCATGCAAGTTGGCGCTGACTTGCAAAACTTTGGCGTTGAGTTTGGTTTGATTGATGCAGAACTTGCAGAACTGGAAGGCACTGGATCACGGCCTGCAACGTTCAGCGGCTTGGTCGGTGAACAGATTGACAAGCTGTTGCGTGATAGTGGCTTCACTTGGAACACTGAGAACAACCGTTTGAACGTCATCAAGGCTGTCACTGACACCCGTGCTGATGTTATCTTGCACCCTGACACTGGCTTGATTGGCACCGTTAGGCGTACACAAGAAGGGTTTGACTTTGATTGTTTGCTAAACCCTGCAATACGGCCCGGTGTTACAGTGGGGGTTTTCTCACGATTCATTGAAACAGCTAATGGGGTTGGCACAATGTTGGATACAGACAACGGCGGGTATGTCAGACCAATACGGGTTCAGCATAAAGGCACCAATACAATAGGCAACGCAACCACTTCAGTGGTGGGTGTCCTATGAGTGATTACAGCGTACAAGATATTGACCCTGAAGAACGCCGGGCTGAACGAATACGCCAAGCGCTTGCCAACGTCAATACATCTTTGCCTTGCACTGTCAAGTCAGTGGCGGTGTCTTCAGTGGACCTTGAACTGAACATCTTGCGCCAATTCAATGGTCAAGAACAAAAACCGCTTGTGCTTGAACAAGTGCCCGTCATGTTTCCACAGACAACAAGTCACGGTGTGACATTTCCGATTAAGCCCGGTGATACCGGCATTGCACTTTTTCAGCAACGCAATATTGACCGCTGGCTGTTAGACGCGGAAAACAAGACACCGGCAACACCGCGCTTGCATGACTTATCGGACGCGGTGTTCGTTCCCGGCTTGCAGAAGTCAGGTGAAACTTTTATACCTGCCAATACAACAGTGCGTTCACCGGACATGACTATTGCATTGGGTGAAGGGTCAAGTGGTGTTTTGAAAATGCAAAACAAAGATGGTGATGATCTTGTTGCTATCCTAAAGGAAACGCTTGCACTGCTGTCAACATTGAGCACCGTCCCTTTTGTTCGCCACAGTTCAAGTACACCCACGCCTGAGTTGATTTTGCAAAATGCACAATTCGCAGCACTGGCCCAAAGGCTCGCAAGGTTTTAGATGAACAACGCAAACTTCATAACGTTACTGACTGACAAAGATGGTGACTTGAAACTTGGCAACGGCTCCTTTGTGCTTGCCACTGAATCACAAGGAGTTGCTGAAAAGGTCAAACAGCATTTGAAGCTTCAACTTGGGTCATCGCTGTATGACTTACGTGCTGGCTTCCCTTGGGATTTGTTGCTTGGATCAACTAACCCGGTGGCGTACAACACACGCATCAAAAACTTCTTGCGTGACCAACCATTCATTCAGTCTGTAGACCGGGTGTCTGTAAATTTGGACACGCTAACGCGCAACGCAAGTGTGCGCTTTTCGATTACAACGACACTTGGCCAACCGGTTGACGTGTCATTTGAAACTATAGCGGGGCTATAACGTGGCGGGCATAACACCTTTTGGCTTTGAAACAAAAAGCCTGAACACCATACGTGAAGAGATGAACGCGCAACTTGTGGCGGCAATTGGCAACGGCTTTGACACGTCAGTTGATACACCACAAGGTCAGATGGTTGCTGTGTTTTCCGATGCGGTGTCATTGATGTGGGAACTAAGCCAAGATGTGTACACGTCTTTTGACTTACGACAAGCAACAGGCACCCGGCTTGATGAACTTGGGCGCTTCAGAAACTTACCGCGCATATTTGGTGAGTCTGATGTTGATTACCGGCAACGCTTACTTGCACCCGTGAACGTTACGCAATTAGCTGTTGGTAGAATACAATCAGCAGTCAGTGCAATTGATGGTGTGGCACGCGTGCTGGTTGCATTCAATGACACAGGTGTTGAGCAAAACACACAACTTGAACCCCTGACAATAACCATTTCAGTTGAAGGCGGTGATGACTTAGAAGTTGCTCGCACTATTTCAGAAAATTTGGCTTTTGGTTTGGGCTTAACAGGTAACACACTTGTCAATGTTGAAACGGCAAACGGTGTATGCCGCACCATAAGATTCACAAGACCTGAAGAACTTGAACTTGAAATTGAACTTATAACACAGGCATCAAGTTCAGTTGGTGTGTGTAGTGGTACAAGCACAGTTGTCATTGAACAGTTGTTGCGTGAATCGGTTGAGAAACTAACACAACCGGGTATGACATTGAGCCATGAGTATCTAAAGGCTGTTCTAATAACCAACGGAATTGGTGTGGCGTCTTTACTTATTAACGGCGCTGAAAATGACGTTGACGTTGGCCAAGATCAACTTGTGGTATTGCCTGAAGATAACCTCTCAATAATATTGGGGGCTTGATATGACTTGCAACATTATTGAATATGCCAAATGCAGTGAACCGTCAAACCTGACACAAGCTGTGCTGTCAAGGCTTGCGCATACATACATTGACAAGCCCAACATGGTGGCGTTCACTGAAAGTTTGGTGAAGCCACTTGAAGAGATTGAAGCGCAACTATGTGGGTTTGAAAACGCGTTCAATATTGATGAGGCTGTTGGCGACCAACTTGACTTGATTGGCCAAATTGTTGGCTTCCCAAGAGTTGTTTGCAACGTGTACCGTGAATTGTTTTTTGGCTTCAAAACAACGGGCAATGATGATGAAGACTGTTGTGAAGGTGAACTGACTGTTGGCCTATGTGACGGACCGTTCTTTTGTGAGGGTCAGTCTTTGCGTTTCCGTGACTACCACATCACTGATGACAATGAATACCGTTTCTTGATGAACGCTTGGATTTTCTCACAAGGCTTTGACGGATCGGTTGAACAGGTTGACCGCTTGGTTGCATACTTGTTTGATGGTGCTGCATTAGAAGACCCGGCGGGCAATACAACTGCAAGGGTTCTGACACACAATGCGGGCGTTGTGACAATTGGCGTTGACCGTGATTTGACAATGGATGAAACCAGGAAAGCTGAACTGTACAAATTTGTGTTGCCTTATCATGGCTTGTTACAATACAAAATTATGTATGGTGATAGCGGCTTCTTTATACTTGGCACTGACTCTGACCGGGGCTTGTGCACTAACTTTGCAAAGGTAATTTGAAATGAGACTTAACGATGATGAAGTATGGGCGTCAGGGATACCCAACACCGCCCCGGCTGTTGCGCGTATTGCGGGCGGCTTTCAATGTGGTGATGCTGACCCACAGTTGTTCAATTGGTTGTTCAACAGACTGGCTGAAGCAATGATCACATTGCAAAATGAAGTCACCTTCAATGAAGATGCGTTTGAAGACTTCATTGACGCACAAGATGACATCAACACTGAACTGGATAGCCGCACACAACAGGCTTCACGGTCAACTAATGGTATTGCAAGGTTCTCAAACCCTATTGATTGGCCGACAAACCCACCACGTGACACAGTGATGGTCAGCCCGGCAGGTTTGCAAGAGCGTGATGAACAACTTGGTGCCTACTGGCAGCGGTTCAATAATGCAAACTCACGTTGGGAAGTGTTGCTTGAAGGGGGCACAGACAGCACTTGGTTTCATGTTTTCGATAATGCCGATCAAGTAAAAGGTGTGTACCTTGTTGCGTTAAATTTGCCAGAAGGTATATTCAACCCAAATACCACTCAAATGGGCTGTGAGTTTCAAGTCACTTTCAAAAGGCGCAATGCCACGCCTGACAATTTGTACCTTGAAAACCGTTTGAGGGTGACGGGCACAGATAAATACATTCGTGTGGGTATGGCCATTTCAAACATTGAAGACATGACAGAAGGTGACAACTTTCAACCTAATATGCGCATAACTGTGTATATGGATGATGACTCAATTGAGCCAACTGCGCACGTTGCACAAGTGCAGAAGTTGATTATGCCTTTAAGTAACACAAGCGGCTTTGCACGTTAATGGCTTCACCGGCTACTCTTGACCTAGCAACATTCACCGGCAATGATGGCCGCGTGATATACAAGCCAAACTTGAAACTTGTTGAAAGTTCTGGCTTCAAGTTTGGCTCACGTTCAAAGCGTGTTGTACAACATGCTCACCCTGACTTGCGTGATGTACTGACTCTTGGTCTCATCAAGTCAGTCATGGATTTTGCAATTTATGATGGCGGGCGCACTGAAGCTGAACAAGCTGTGCATGTGAAGAACGGCAAGTCAGACACCATGAACAGTAGCCACCGCATTGACCCAATCAACCGCATACATTATGCCGTTGACTTGGTACCTTGGATCAACAACGATGTGTCTTGGGAGCCTGAACACTATTTGCCAATCATGCGCGCGTTGTTCTATGCTTCAAACCAGTTAGGTGTTCCATTAGATTGGGGCGGGTGGTGGAAAGGCACAAGCTTTGGCCGGGACATGCCGCACGTTGCCTTACACAAAAAATTCTATGCGCCGCGCACGCCGGTCAGCACTTTCAAAGCGCGTCAACGTGCCGGGCACAAATGGGTGACAAGCCCAAAGACGGGACGATATGTCAAAACACAATTCCACGGTGGCCACCCAACCGCATGACCGCTTCAAGGTTAGGCGCTCAATTGCATTGATGTCAGCGGCCCTGCTGTTTGTCATGACCGCTGTGCTGATTATGGTGATACTTGCAGGCAACACCGGCATGGCTGAGCGCCTGAACACTGTCCAGGGCTTTGCAGGCGTTCTGGTGACCGCCTTTGTCACCCTGATTGGCGGGTACGGCATCAGCGCCCACATGGATGACCGTCAACATATTGACAAAGGGCTTGACCCGTTTGGTGATGCGGCTCCTGTAAGCGTTTCTGAGCGGCTAAAAAACAAGATGCGCCAACGTACAGGGCAACCCGATATAGCCAGCGACAAGCCAAACACGGGCGAATTGGCTGACGGTTTTGACCCCGTGGCAATGGCTGCACGGTACGCCAATGAGAATGTGGGCAAAATTCGCCCAAAGTTACCAAAAATGACAGGGGCCACCAAATGATTCAAACCATTGCATCAATTGCCGGGCGGCACCTTTGGCCGCTCATTATCGTTGCCGCAATCGGCACCGGGTTCAAGTGGCTCAAATCAGACAATGAATTGTTGAGGCTGCAAAATGAAAACCTTCACACTGAAGTCGCACAGGTGCAAAAATATGCTGAAGACATCAAAGCGATCAACCACGCTGTTGCAGCCAATACAAACTTCAGGGACGCGCTACGGGAAGACTACTATGACAAACTCCAAACACTTCAGAACATTGAGCACGCTTGTCTTGATGTGCCAATTGATTTTGACGGGCTGTTCAATTTTCCAAGCACCGCCGACACAAGTGGTGTTTCAAGCCCCGCCAATACCGCCGGGACTGTTGGCCCCCATACCGATTGAGAATAATCCAATCAACACCTACCGTGATGTTGTAGCACGACTGATTGAGTATGAAACGGCAGTCTTGCAATGTAACGTTGACCGGGCAACATTGCTTGAAATCATGTCAAGTGTCAATGCTGTTGAGGGTGGCGGTGATGATTTGTGATGTTGTCATGAGCTTACCGCCAAACTCTTCTTTTTGAATGATGTTCTTGCTAACTTCAATGTCAACAGTGCCCACACAATTGATGACATAAACATCACACTCATCATTGGGGTTACCCCGGCGCTTGATGCGCCTGACCAATTGGTAAAAATGGTTGTAATTGTATGTGAGTGAATAGAAGATAATTGAGCCGCCGTGCTCTTGCAGGTTTAACCCTTCTGCAATACTCGACGCAAAACTGACAATGACATCTTTGCGTCCGTTGTTCCAGTCGCGTACCAAGTTCACTGTACTGTTGGTTGAGTTCTTCACAAAGATTTTGTTGTGCTTTACGTGCTTGCGTAGCACAGCCAAGATGTCATCAACTTGGTGACGGTAGGCCCATGAGATGATGAGCTTGTCACCGGGCTTGTACGTCTTTTCCAAGTGCTTATCAAGCGCTTTCATTCTTTGATTAGTTGTGCGCTTGTACTTCTTTGGGCCGCGTTGCTTTACGTCAGGGTCAGGGTCAAGGTATACGTTCCCTGAAATGTACTGCAACAATTTGTTCTGAAGCACTGGGCCTGACTTGGCTTTGAACTTGGTGCCAGCAATAGCAAGGATATGCTTCTTAGCAAATCGCTTGTACCTCTTCAGTTCTTTTGGCTTCAGTTGAAAGTCAATGGTGTGGTAATTAGCCTTTGTCACATCAGGTACAAACTCTTCAGTTTCAAGCGTGATGCAAATGTCACGTATCTTTTTCAATACACCCTTGCGGGTCTTTTCCATTTTCTTAATGTTTGGCCAACCTTTTGGCCGCCATACATGTTCATTGCGTTCTGATTGTTGCATGTGTTTTGACCTGAATGCTGACAGGTTACCACCAAGACGTTCACCACCATCAAGCACAAATGTCTGAGGGTAAAGGTCACCAATGTCTTTGGGTGCGGGAAGGCCACTAAGTAAGTAAACCCTTGAACATGTTTCAGCCATGACACCAACAACTGACAGTGCACCTGACCGCCAAGATTTGATTCTGTGACTTTCATCAACAACCATATAATCAAAATAGCTGTTGTTTAAATGCCAGCCCAACCGCTTCAGTGTTTCGTATGACACAACTATGAAGTCAGCACTGTACTTGCAATTGACATTAGGCTTGATGATTTGTTGCGTGTATTCTTTATGCTCAACATACATGTTCAACTTGACACCGTGTTCCCGTGCCATTTGTTTCAGTTGTGTTGGCCAAGTGTCGATTGCGTTGGCCTTGGGTGTGACAATAAGAAACTTGCATTTTGGATTCACGTATATCTTGACCCAAAACATGTGGGCAATCATCAGCCGGGTTTTGCCTGCACCAGCACCCAAGAACAGCGCAAAGTGTGTGACGTACTTGATGAACTCAAAACAAAAGGCTTGTTTGTCATCAAGTGTTGCCTTCAAGTCTTTTTTCTTTTCCACTTCTTTTCCACGCCGTGCTTGTCAAGATGAATGATGAGGCTTTTGAACTCTTCTTTGGTGCGTATAACATAGTAAGGGTACCCGCGTTTTTTCAACGCTTTGCCTGTATCACTTTGAGCTTCTGACAACTTGCTGTGTTTTTCAAGTGTCTTGAACTCAACAAACACAACAGCCGGTGCAATAGCGATGCCCGTGAGTATGTTGTCAGCGTCACCAACATGCACTTCATACTTGGTCAGTTGGTATGCTTCTTTTGTTGCGTGGTTGCGCGACCATTGCTCAACGGTAGACTCACGGCGCTTTGTTTTTCCGAAAGCTTTTTTGTTCCATCGCTTTTTTCTTATTGCAGCCATGCCTATACCTTTCTGTATCTATCTATACACTCACCTTCAACAGCGATTGGCAAACCCTTGGCCCATTTGGGTGTGTCAAGTATTAGTTGTTGAACTTCATTGTGCTGTTCAGGGTGAGTGATGCGGTTGATCATTTCATCATGAACAGTGAGTTGATTAACAAAGCCGTGTGCGTCAAGCTTAAGCATGGCATCAGCCATGAGTTCACGTGCTGACGCCTGACAAATGTTTTCAAACAATGTGCCGCCCCAAATTGATCGGGGCACCATCGCTTTACCGCCTTGCCTTGGGGTTGTGTAGTATGACAGCCGTTCATTGTCATCTATCTTCATTCGGTGATAGTAAAGTATTGCACCTGATGGAAGTTTGCATTGAATGTTCAAACCGTCCCACATGTACTGCACAAGCCCGCATTCAACCCAACGACCTTTAACTTCTGTTTCTAGCAATTGTTTGACGGTGCGTTCCATTTGGTGCCAGTAATCGACAACCTCTTTGAACTCTTTGCGGTAACTGTTCACTGTTTTATATGCAAGACCAAGCGTAATGACAACACCAAACTTCAAGCATTGCTCAACGAACGCGGGCGCGCCCATGCCATACCCCAAGCCAAGAATTGCTTGCTTGCCAACAAAGCGTTGTTGACTTGTCACGTCTTTCATCTTAATACCGTAGATTACGCAAGCCATGTGCTTGTACGGGTCATCACCTTTTTTGAATATGCGTGTGCCTTTCTTACAACCAGAAAACCAGAACACCTTACGCGCTTCAATTGCGTTGTAGTCATTCACTGAGAACCAACAACCGTGGTCAGCAACAAGCATTGACCGCATATAAGACTTCAGCACGTCAGACACCGTGGCTGTTTTGGTCTTGTCAGTGTTTAGTTTCAGGCTTTTGCAATAGTTCTTGAACTTCTTATAGTTGCCCGATTGAATAAGACTGACCGCACGTTCATCAAAATCAACAATGGGCCGGAAAATATTTTGCATTTGCACACCACGTCCAGCCCAACGACCTGTGTTTGATGCACCACAGAACTGAAGGTTGTGGACCAGCCGTCCCTCTTGTTGCATGTCAAGTGCGGTTGCATACTTAGCAACAGCAGACCCACCGGCTTCAACATAAGCGGTCACGATTTTGCGCACATAGCCATTGGTGCAAGTCAGCAAAAACGTGTTGAGTGTGTCGGCTTGCATGTTTGGTAACCAGTCACGCTTTTTCAATTTGCTATTCAAGTGCTGTTTGATAACTTCACGCTGACCAATGCTGTGGAAGTGTCGCCAAGCTTTCTTTGGTATATCGTCAAGTAATTCCTTACGGTATTCGGCCATAATTTTCAAAGCACCATGACACAGTTCAACGTCAAGGCGCACACCATGCACGTTCATTTTTTGATCAAGTCTATAGATTTTCAATTCACGCTTGCTGAAGTCAGGGCACTGTTCGTCAACATCACGTTCAGTGAACACATCGCGCATGTTGTACAACTGTGAGCGCCTATGCTTTTCAGGGTCATTGTCAAAGTACAGGTGGTTTGGGTTTTCACTTTTGCGTGCTGGGCGTGGCTTAGTGAGTCTTAGCATAATACGGTGCCCTTCTTTATCCTTTGGCACTGCACCCAAAAACTCAGCGTCAACTTCTAATTTGCCAGGCAACCCAAAGCGCAACGCCTTGGCTAATGTGCAAGTGAACCTGTCAGGCTTGAACATAGGCCAGTCATACAACCGGGTACACACCCACTTGATTACCTCATATTCAAAAGACCAATTGTAAGCGGCTATTTGATCACCGCTTGCATGTATCTCTTTGATCAACTTGCGCGCTTGTTTGCGGTTTTGTGCAGGGTTGAACAACACCTTGCGGTCACGCCAAGTGATAGTTGCTGACATTACAATGGTTGAGTGGTGCCGGGCGTAAGCATGTGCGCCAACCTTGCGCACGTCAACGCGTGACCTTGTTTCAAAATCAATGCGTGCGCATTCACTTCTTTTTAAGTTTGGCATTTATCACCCGTTTCTTTTTGTCTATCATGAACCCACGCTGTACAACAATCTCTTGCAACTTTAAGAAACTGACAGTGCGCGGCTGTGATTTTGATTCGCCTGCAATTTCAGTTGTCTCAAACATCAATGCGGCCAAAACGTCTTTGAGTGCAATACGTTCGCCCTTCTTGGCAATAAGCCGTTGGTTTAAGAAGTGATCCGTGAATCCGTTTGAAGTCATTTCACCAATCTCATGTTTCATGTCTTTAGTGTGCTGTGGCCCGTTCTTAACAACACGGGGCACACGTAACAACAACAGGTTGAACACAACATCAATTTCATCACGCAACAGAACATCACCGTGCTTGTACCTGTCAAACGTTCCGTCAATTCTTGAGCCAAAGTGAAAAGGGTGTGCACGTCTAATGAAGCCAAAGGAACCATCTTGTACGCTCACCCGCCTGTTTGACAACATCACCATTGACGCACGCAACATGAACTTCATTCGTTCGTCTGACCCTTTGCGTTCAGCACTTATGATGTCATTGCCGTTGCTGTACCTTTTTAGCAGTGCAACAAACTTTGGTGAAATTTGACCAACATCGTCATCAACAATGACGTTTTTGCCGTGCAATGAGTTCTCAAAAAAGCGTGGGTTCTCCGCACCGGCCTCAAGGCCACGTGATTCAATCGCGTTGCGCCCAATAGCTGTTGTCAAAATTTTGTTGCCAAATGATTTGCCGTTCTCACCATTGCCATACATCATGAAAAAACAAGAGTGACGTTTGATTGGCTGCATGATGTAAGCCAACATGTCAAGGTACGCCGCAATGAATTGCGCCCGGCGTTTCTTACTGAGGTGGGCGGTCACACAATCAAGAAAATGTATGAAGTTCTTTGCCCCGCCGTTGTTAATTGCTTTCAACAACTTCTTTGTTGACATGTGGTTGGCGTTCATCTTTGAGCTATAGAATAGTCCACGTCTTTGGAAGTCAACGCTGACCATACCCTTACGTTTCATGTTGTCAAGATCATGTTGCATGACAAGCAAATCTCTTATTGACTGTTTGCCCTTCAAGTCTTTTTGAATGTTGTGCCTTGGTATTGACTTTGATTTTTTACCTGTTGCAATCTTCACTTCAGCATTGTTCAAGTACAGCGTCACGTCACCCGAAGCAATCTGTGCGTTCTCAACGTTCGTGAAAATATCAGTCATTGTGTAATTGAAGTCAGCCGGATTGCAAATCTCACTTTTGTCAAACGCTTGCAAGTGACCTGACTTTGCAAAAATGTCTTCACCGTTGTATTCAAGCTGTACACGTTTCAATGACTCATTGACAATGGTGTTTATGTTTATGGGCTTGTCACCGGGGCTGTAGACAGCGATGCGATGGACTATTTTGTATAGGTCGGACGCAACAGAGTGTTCAGACAGCGGTATGTACAACTTCAGCTTTTCGTTGAACCTGAAGAACGACCCGGCGGTATACATGATGCTTGGGTTATCTGAGTCTGTCTTGCGCTCTTTTTTGTATGCCGCCGTGACCTGTTGAATCAAATCAACTTCAGCTTGTGTTGGGTCACTGTCTTCTTTGCCCTCATTCATCAACGCGCGTTTGATGGCATCAATTTGAGGCTGTGTCATCTTCAGGTGCTTCTTGATAGCGTTTTCAGCCAACACCCGTGCAGTGGGGTTCAGTTCCCTAACCATGCGGAACAGCGTTTCAGTCTTTGCTTGACTCTGAAGATCATCACCATCAATGGTGTCAATCAAATCTTGTATGACCTGCAAGTTGTCATTGCCGTCATCAAACGTTTCAACGTCAGACTTCTTTTTGCCTTTCTTTTTAGTTGTCAGGTTGGCTTGCTTTGCATACTCATCAAACTTTGCTGACGCTTGGGCTTGCGCACCTTGTTTGTTGAACCGCCTATAGAACGCCGGTGGTAACGTGCTGTGCTCTTTGCAAATGTTAATGAGCGTTCTAAAGGTGATTTGTGACTTGCCACGTGCTTGCTTGATTTTGTCTTGCGCATGTTTCTTTTTCACAGTTTGGCAGTGTTCCACATAATGCGATTCACCCGCACATGTTTGTTGGTGTTATAGGCAACGTCTATGCGTGCCCATTCAATAAACATTTCACGCGCCTTTTTACTTCCACGCATTGTGTAATGGCACGACAACAACAACGGCACAAATTCATCTTCCATGTTTGTAAAGTCTTCAGGGTTCAAACTATCAAGTAACGTTTGAAAGTCTTCAAAAGATAAGAACGGTTCAACTGACTCATTGGCAATTGCATCAAGGTCACTTGATGTCAATGCACCGCCACGTTTTTCACCTAACGCTTTGACAGCCGCCTTGATGTACTTGCGCAAAGCTTTGGGCATTGGTTGCGGTGTGTCGTGTGGGTTGTCAATCTGTTCATAAGAAACGCCTGTGTGATGTACCGTAGGCGGGACAACCATGTACATACCATGAGTGCGCAAATCAATATTCCTGAACGCCTTGACTTTCTTTTTGAGTTGACGCACTTCAAACTTTTTGGGAAGTTTATAGTACAGGTGGTAACCGTTACCAGTCTTCACCGCAAGAGTTGTTTGCAAAAGCTTATTGAAGCCGATTGCATCACATAAACGTTTCAGCGCTTTGTGCTCATCAATGTCTATGACGATGACACCTTCAGGTATGGGTGAGGCCAGCCCCCACTTGGCGTTGCGTGCGCCTTTGAGAAGTTTATCAGTTAGCGGGTGATGGTTCTGCCTGTCTTGCCAGCTTGACCCCTTGCGTACTGACGGGGCTTTCCGGTCTTCACCACCGGTTTTGAATAGCGGCCATTGAAGGGTTTTGTGCAAGTGGTGTGCTTGTTTTGGCATTGCATATCGTGGTGGTTGCCTGTGGTGGTGGGCCATTTTGTGTGACTTAGTTGGCCATGTCAATAGTCAATTGACGTGCGCGGCGCGTTGGCTGTATCCTGTTTGGCCACCAATCACAAAATGAGTACAAATAACATGGGTTCAATCACTATAGGTTTTCACGGATTAGACAAAGACGAGTCTGAAAAACTTTTGAAGTACGCTGAGAAAAATAAACTGACCGCCAAAGAGTTGCCCGCAGGCGTCACCGCTGAAGCACATCAGCCACCAAAAACCAAAAAGGGGGGCAAGCAATCTGATGACGGTGAAGGCGGTGAAGAGTCAACCGCAACACTCCAACGCCGTGCACAACGTCTTGCACGCGCTTATGCTGATAAGCATGGTGCCGATGCAAAGAAGACTGTGCTGAATCACTTTGGTGCAACGGGCATTACCGGCAAGAACGGGCTTGACCCAAAGCACTTGGTGCAAGTCAACGAAATTTTTGCAGGGCTTGAAGAGTTCCAACCCGCTGGCAATGCAGGTGATGATTCAGGCGCATGGACGGACGCCGCTGGCAAGAAAGATAAGAAGGGCAAAAAGGATAAGAAGGGCAAGAAGGATAAGAAGGGCAAGAAGGACAAAGCCAGCAAGAAAACTGCATCAAAGAAAACGGCCAGCAAAAAAGCTGCCAGCAAGAAAACGGCCAGCAAGAAAAAAGCCAAATCCAAAAAGAAAAACAAATAGGCAATGGCCCAAGGTCATGCCCTATATTTAGCGAGCGCGTCTAGTGCGGCGCGTTCGCTTGCTTGTCCCGGTTGGTCAGCGCTTGCATACTATTACCGTGAAGAACTTAAAGAGTTAGCAGAAGCACCAAGTGAACATGCTGACCTTGGTACTGACGGTCATTCAGTTCTTGAAAGCTTGATCAAAAAAGAAAAACCGCCTAAGCGCGCGTTGAAGGTAGTCAAAGCTGACACCGGGCGCACTCTGAACGCGGTGTACTTTGCCTATGAAACAATTAAGGCATTGATTAAGAAGAAAGGCGGCCAGTACATCAGTGAAGCTGATGTCAAAATATTCCCAAGGTATTTGTTTAGGGGTCAGGTTGACTTCACGCTGTTTAACGGCAAGGAACTTATCACCGTAGATTACAAAAATGGTGTGGGTGTGCCTGTGCATGTTAAAAACAACTGGCAAGGTATTAGCTACACTTGGGGCCGGTTTAAAGGATTACCCGTCAAGCAACAAAAGAAGGTCAAGAAGTTCACCGTGGGCATCATACAACCAAGATGCACACAAGTTGAACCTGTACAGTTCATCAGTTACAAACGCAAAGAGTTCTTTGAACTAGTCAAACAACTAGAAGTTGGAATTGGCAATTGCTATGACCTTTTGGAAGTAACCAAGACCACTCAAAAGCCACCGTACAGGGTGAACTTGAACCGTAGTGACAAAACGTGCCAGTTCTGCATTGCAAAAAGCGTGTGCCCACAATGGCACAAGCCTGCTGCAAAAGTGATTGATCAATACAAGGATGACTGTGAACTTGGTATGGGTGCTGGTTACCCAACATTAAAAGGCAAAGACCTTGAAGAACTTTTGATTGACGCGCAAGGCATACGTTCCTACTTATCAGAACTTGAAAAAATGGTTGCGTTACGTCAACAGAAGAACCCAAGCAAATCGCTTTTCAAAGTTGTTGAGGGAAGGGGAAGGCGTGTACTAACTGGCAACGCAACTGAACAAATAATCAAATGGCATAAAAAGGGGAAAATCACCAAGGACCAATTCAACGCTTCAATGACTTACAGCCCAAGCACACTGACTGAATTGTCAGCCGCATTGGGTTCAGATAAACTTTCACAGATTGTGAAGCCAAACAAGGGCAAGCCAACGTTGGTACCTAAGACCGACCCAAGGCAATCCACCACATCAACCACCAATGAGAAATTCGACAAATGGCAGAAGACAAACAAATCGTAACTCCACCTTTCACGGTTGGGTACGTTGAAGACAAAGACAACGATAATGAAGATCATACCAAGTACGCGGTCAAAGCTATCTTTGACAAAAACGTTGACTTAAGTGATCTTGAAAAAGCTGTGAACAAGGCACTAAAGGATGAGTTTGGTGTCAAGAAGTTCAGTAAGAAGCACGCATCACCCTTGCATGATGGTGATGACAGCTACAAAAAAGACAAGCCTGACACCAAAATATTCAAGGGTGCAACGTATGCAAATTTGAAAAGTGGATACTTGCCTGATTGTCTTGACGACACTGGCAAAAAGAAACGCAAGCCTGGTGTGTTTGGTTCCAATAAGTTCTTATATACCGGTGCCGTGTTCCAAGCGGTTGTGAGTATCTACACATACGACAACGCGGGCAACCGGGGCGTTGGCATCGGGCTTGAATCACTTCTAAAAATTGAAGATGGTGACCGTTTGAGTCTTGGCGGTAGCGGCGGCATTAGTCGTGAAAAAGCCAATGAGTTGTATGATGACTATGGCGGCGGCAAGTCTAAGAAAAAAGACAAAGGCAAAGACAAAGCCAAGGCCAAAGACAAAGGCAAAGGTAAAAAGAAAAAATGACAGATGACTCAACAATAATGACGGGTGCCGCTGATACAGCGGTGCCCGGTGAGTTCAATGAGGCTGACATATTTGCCCGCGCCAAAAGCGCGGGTTTTTCAGTTCTTATGTCAGACATTGAAAAGTCAGCAATTGAAGCAACAAAGGTGTGGCTTGACAAACTGGTTGCGATGACATCAAAAGAGCGTGACGTATTTGCACAATCTTTCATACAAGAGGCCAAGCGGTCAATTGGTGATAACAAGTACCGCTTTGGTGGCTGGTATATTGGTTGCATGTATTGCTTCATGGCTGAAAGCGTGATGACAACGGCACACCCGTTCAAAGGTGAGTACAAGTTCCAGTTCACAAAAGGCGTTGTGCTTGAACTCAACAAAGTAGTCAACACGTGCAACACATACGCACAGGTGTTGAATTATTATGAAACCATTAAACTGAAAAGGGAAGGCCCGGAAACATGAGCACAAAAATTATATTGCCAAGTGTTGCCAATCCAATGGCAACCGATACATTCAACCATAGGTTCATATGGGACCGAAAAACCATAATCAATGAAGAAGAACAGATGTACATGGATATGGTTGAAGACCCAAGCGCGTGGCGCAAAACGTTCTTACCCATTAAGGACAAACCCAACGGCGGCATCATAGTTGGCCGCACCGCTGACCAAAAGCTTGTTAACCGTTACGGCCAGCCTTACACGTCCGGGTTAGTTACAACACACCGCAAACTTGCATTCAAGTATGGGTATGTGAAATGCGTTGTACGTCTTCCAAATGTCAAGGGTGTGTGGCCAGCGTTGTGGCTGTTAAGCGAACATTCACAGTGGCCGAAAGGCATACCCATGTTGCCCGAAGTTGACATCATGGAATTTATTGCTGACGGAAACATATACAACAGCCTGCACCATTACAACGGTTTCAAAGAGTCACAGCAGAACACAATGGTCAGTTCCAAAAAGGAACTAGGCAAGGGTATCAAACGCGTCACAGTGGATGAACTGTCAAAGCTTATGACCTTTGAATTGTTTTGGTCACCAAGCACTATGACGTTCAAGTGCAATGGGGCTATAACTGATCACCGGAACACACCGGCTGACATGCACAACCACTTTCACTTTCTGATGAATCTTGCAATTGGTGGCGGGTGGCCTGCAAAGCCTAACCCAAAGGATTACGTCAATGGGGTCAACTATGAAATCCATCATGTTGAAATAATTTCAGATGATTGGCTGTTCATGAATGAAGGTGTACCGCCTGAGTCATGCAACGTCATTGAAGGTGAAGTCATACCGTCATACAATGATGAGATGCCACGTGATGAAACAAGCACACCTGTACAAACATTAGAAGTTGGCAGTGATGTTGCGTTTGCTGCACCTGGTGAACGCGAAAAAGCACAAGCGGCGGGTAACGTTAGCGACTTCATTGAGAACGCAACACAAAGGCCCACACAGGCTGGTAAAGCGGATAGCTCACCCGTGCCTCAAGATGTGCGTGACCGTGCTGAAGCTTTGATTGCTAACGAACCTGAAGCTGGTTCAAATCTCAAGGAGTCTGCAAAGCACCATGCACGCATGGCTGAAAACCTCATGAAACACGGCTGGTTCATACGCCACAATGAAGAACACAAGCGTGAAATCATGCGGCATTACCTGACGGGTAAAAAGACACAACCCGTGCTTGACTCACCCGAGTTGGTGATGAACAAGGAAAACGTTCAAACCGCATGGGGTGGCATCGTTGACATGCTTTGGGATTACGTCAACAGCGTTGATAAAATCACCACACTTGAAAATGAAGTCAAACGCTTGCGCGATGAAATCAAAGCCCTCAAGTGAACCTTGACGTTGCCTTTGGTGTAAACACCACCCCCACTGTGCCCGGTATTGCTGTTGGCCACAGTGGGGCTGTGTCGTTCCATGTACACATCAAGCACACCTTGTGCGTACAAGCCGCTTGGCGTAATGGCAAGGTTATCTGTTGCCTAACTGGTGCGCCCACTGTTGATAGTTGCCTTGCTCAATTGAACCGCGTGGCTGAGCACACAGGCGTGCATGATGTGAATTTCAAACTGAAAAAGCTTACCAACTATATAGGTGAAAGCAATGTCTGAACATGATAGCGAGACCAAGCACATGGCCGCGTGCTGTAAACGTGCTTGTGTGTCTACAATGGTCTTTTCAAAGGCCGAGTTGCACTGTCTCTTGTGCGGTAATTCGTATGGCATCTTTGATGCGCCCGGAAAGGTTTTGCAAACAAAGGAAAATCTTGACCAACATGAAATTGACCAACGCGTGTTTGAAGCCATTAGCCGCTTCTGTGTGCCCATAGGTGCACGCAAAACCACGTGCCCTGACTGCAAGAAGGGGTCAGACCACCACCGGGCACATGCAACGCCTGAAGAACTGAACCAGTCACTTGCCGCGTATAAGGCTTTATCGGGTGGCTTATACTCAAAACCCGATTGGTATAAACTTCGCAACGTGGTGTCAGGCACCACTGAAGACACAGATGTGTCAACAATTTAACCAACAGGAAAATCAAGCATGAAAAAGCTGACATTTGTACACACCGCCGCACTAGCCTTATCACTAGTTGCCACCCTAACTTTTGCCCAATCTGGAAGTTCCCCACCGTTACCGCCTGACTCAATCAACGCGGTGCCTGCAAGCGGCTCTTCGGTTGCTATCTCTTGGCCTGCAAGTGCCAGTGCCAACGCTGCAACTTACCGGGTATACCGCAACGGGAATGAGATAGCCAACCGCATTGACGGTCTGAGCTATACAGACAGCGGCGTTGCTGACGGTTCCCGGCACCAATACAGCGTGTTGGCGTGTGATTCTGATGAATTTTGTGGGGTTCTCACGGATCAAGTCACCATTGTGTTCAACGCTTTCGCGTCAGGGGCCAACATGGTGCCCACAGGCGACCCAATCGAGTGCCCGGCAGTCAGTGCCTCTTCAGGCAATTTAGCCGCCTCAAACGTCACCCTGACCGCTGTGGACGATATTTTGCGCATGACGTGGACACCGCCTGATGGGTCGGTACGTTGGAACGTGTACCGTAATGACTTGTATGAGTTCACCATTAGCAACGGCACACCCGCCTATGACATTGAGAACCACGTTGACGGGTCTGAGTATTATGTCACCGCTATCTTTGCAGACGGTACCATTGGCCCACGCTCACCACTGGCCGTGTTTGGTGAAGTGGTAGCTGACCCACCGCCCGGTGTTGACTGTGCAGCCATACAAGCTGAGAACGACATACTGGTCAACGAAAACAGCGGCCTTGAGGCTCAGTTGAGCACCTTGTCATCATCCTTAATCTCACTGGAAAACCAGACTGAAGCGCTTGAAGCTGAGCTTGCACAAGCGTTAGCTGACCTCATGGCGGCTGAAGATGATTTACAACAGTGTTTAGTCGATTTGTCTGAGCTGTAGACCTTGAAGACCCGGACACGCTACCGTTGCAGCCAAAGCCCACGCAAAGGTTGCGGGCGTCGATTTGTGCACACCCAACCCGGTGCGCATGAATACGAAAAGACGGTGGTGTGTCCGTTCTGTGGTAGTCCTAACGTGATGAACACAGAAGCACAAAGACAACGTGAGTTGGCCGCCCGTAGTGACAAGCTGTGCCGTTGTGGTGCTTACCCCTTCCCACACGACCCTGGTTCCTTTCGTGCCTGTGAACAGCATCCTGACGCTGACAAGCCCATGACTGAAGTGGAGCGCATGAAATACGCTCAAGTCATCGGTCAGCCCACTTGAAGTTTTTGCGCCCACCCACTCTGACAAACGCATAGGCCAACAGGATCAGGGGCATACGCCACAACAAGTGTGGCACTGATTGCAGCATTGCAATCACAACGCAATTCAAAATGAACTCTTGGTCAGCCTTCTTGCGATCATGTTTGTTGCCACCTAGTTCATAGCGCCAATCGTGTATTGCACAGGCTTCAAACAAGTTCACCCCTAGTGTCTTGTCAAGCTTGAACTTCCAAGATTCTGGCCCACAACCGTTGACCACTTCACGCATTTCATCAGGGGTTGCTTGGTAGTAACTATCAGGTGCCCTAAGTTTCACAAAAAGCCCTTTGTTTGTTAGTAGTGCGCCACAGTTTAACACCGCGCCGTTGCCGTACACTACAATTCCAAGCGCCAAGTGCGCGCCCGCAAAAAGAAGCAACCAACATGACTGACAAGCAAAGCACCGCACCTCAAAAGGTACACAAGATCAAACCCGCCTTGAGAAGTGAAACAGAAAGACGGCCCTTCAAAAGACACAAGTTTCAATTCAACAAAGTCAAGGGCGCACTCAAAGAGTGGGACGTATATGACCGTGAATCACTGTTGTACATTTGCACCATACGCGGTGTGAGTGTGGCTGAACACAAACGTGAAGCGGTGGCAGAAGCAAACAAAGGCAAGCACGCCCGGCGACACTGTTTCCAAATTGTTCAGGGTATCGCTGTGGGTGAGTTCAGGCCGATTCGTTTTGTGTTAGCTGAACATGCGTATAAGCTATTTAAAAACCACCCACACCAAGATGAAAAAGACGTTGAAACGTGGGTCAACAATTTAATGTCTGATGAGCAACAGATTGACGCCAAGTTCTTTGAGCAAGAGACCGCCACTGATGTTGACGAATAACAGGCAAACACAAAAAACGTTTGAAGAACTTGAAACGGAAAACGCACAACTGTTGATAAGCAAGAAGAAGCTTGAAGCTAAGTGTGAAGAGTGTTCAACGTCCATTGACAATTTGCGTGAACAATTTAACGAGTACCGCACACAGATTGAACAGATACGGCAGGCAGTCAACTTGAATCTTGCAGCTATGATTCAACTCAAAGAGGGTGGCTGACCATGAGCTATGTAATGACCGAAGACGTGGCGGGTGAAGTTAGTCTTGCTGAACTTGTTGTTGATGCAACAGGTGATGTTCTCTTGCAACCCATACACCATGACTTAAAGTTTGATGATGGGATAGGGGCCGCGTATGCCATTCACTTATTGAATGGGGGAACCATGACGCAAAAGGCATTCACTCACAATTTCATTGGTGCAATTGATGGCGGTGCGAAACACATTCCAATTCATCACCGATTGCACCCTGATAATCAATCTGAATGAGGACGACAAACCATGAGACCTGACAAACGCGTTGTGAAGTACAAAATACAAAACGTACCAAGCCCTGACTATACGTTGGATGAGATTGACGAATTGATTGCAGACAATTGGCAGCCGTGGGGTCAGCCTTGGTACAGCGAAAAGAATAGGTGCTCACTTCAGGTGTGGGTGCAGTATGAACCTGACCCGGTTGAAATGTTCACACAAAACAACTATTGATTTCAGTATTAACCACGTCACAAAGCCCACACTTGGTGGGCTTTTTTCGTTATAAAATTTAAGTTTAACGCTGCGAGACCGATAACATATATAAGAGCAACAACATTCCAAAAGGAACACACCACATGAAAAACTTACAACACTTCAACAGCCTCAATGACATTGACACCGCACGCATCAAGACCAACAATAAATTCAATGAACTCAAAAGCCACCTTGATCTATATGAGCAAGGTGACCGCCTTGCTGGGTTATTAGATGAGCTTGACACACTGTTCCGTGACTTACGCAAAAATTACATGGCGGCGCACGTTGGAGCCACTGAAGAGCTAGGCGTCAAAACATACCCAACACCTCAATTGCAGAACAAAGGGGGCCACCACATAGAAAACGAATATGAGGTCAATGTCAGCATGACTACAGAAGAACGTATTGCATTGCGCAGCGCATTGCGCCACGTGTTACAAGATACTGGTTGGCGTGAAGACACCCGCACGGCGGCTCAAACGTTGTTAGGTAAAATCAGACACGCTATGAGTGGAAACGCTAGGGGTAAAGACGCATAAAAATGTGAACTGGCCCCTCAAGATGAACACCGTGGAGCCGTTAACAATAACAAGCAAAAGGAAAACACCACATGACTAAGACCACCAGCCAAAACACAACTGCACCGTCACACAAGAGGGAACTGCACAGGCGTGCGCGCCGGGCCATGATTGCAGGCTTGGCTGATGAGCGCGCAAACCGGGCGGTGGCTGTGAGGTTGGCCAATGAACGTGCCACAGCGTTACAAAAGGCTATTGAAAAGCTAGTTGAATTATAGGGGTTTCAACACTAGAGAAAGTGTGTGATAATGGGCACGGCTCGCTGCATTGCGGCGGGTGATGTTGGTGGCTTAGCGCGTGGCGCTTGCTTGATGAGGGGTGAACTGTGTGGTGCGGTTCACCCCTTTTTTGTGCCTGTTATTCTTTGCCAAGGTCGTGCGTGTCAACAAGCGCTTTTAGTTTCCTAGCGTTGCCAACCTCATGCTCAAGCCGCGCACGTTCGCGCCTGAGCCGCCTGCACTTAGTGGCAAGCCAAGGCACAGACAACGCCAAGTACACGGCCCTGCACAGCTTCACAACTAAGTACAGCCCCAATAGCAGTGAGAACACACCCAACACTATGGTCACCATGCTTGTGCACCACCATTGCGTTGTCAGGCTCCAATGGGGTACTTCACAAGAGTCAGCCGCCTGTGTGTACAGTTGTTCAAACCAGTTGAAAACTTTACCCATTAGTTGTGTGCCGCATCAAGTATGACAATCAACCATTCAATGCGCTCACGTTGCTTCAGGGTGAAGCGCCAACCACGTGAAGTTTTGCCGTTAGATACTGCCTTATGGTAGAAGGGCAACGGGCTTGCGTACTGGCCACCGTTGCGTTCTGTGCTCATAGCGGCCCAATCACACACCATCTCAGCCATTGAAGCCATATTCATACCAGCCAAGTGGTCACCCCAAAATTCCGGGTGGTGCTTGTTGTGTTCGTAGTGATGCTTTATAGCCGCGTCGATGCGTTTTTCCATGCCATGCGGATAATTGAACGTGTGCCTATCACCTGAAGCGTAGGCGGCTGTTAACCACACATACGGAATGAACTCATCAGCACTAAACTTGCTTTGATCATGCTTGAGTACATTGTCAGATAATAGTGCTGCGGTCTCCCCATAGTCATACCCGTCACGCAACGTGGTAGCCATCAGGCGGGCCATACGCTGCACTTCTGCAATGTGTTTATGGGTACGCCCAAGGTAGGCGTTAATCATGGTCTCAGTCAATTGAGGTGCGCGGGGTGTTCGGGTTTTGCGGGGTGTGGTGCTCATTTTGGTGCCTTTGGTTTCAAGTGCTTGCCGTCCCGGTTGGGAACTTGCTTAAAATACCGCTGCGCGGTGTTTTCGTCAATGCCACACAACGCACAATATGAAATGAAATGGTGTGCAATCTCACGTTGTGCGTTGTGGTAGTGCTTACCCATTAGACTATAGTTGAACTTCCCAAACGTTGCGCGCTGAATGGCCTTGGTTGCGCTCAGCCTGAACTCTTCAAGTGGCTTGAACCATGTCAACCCCTGTTGTGACATTCGGCTGTTCACGTGCTGCAACGGCTTAGGCGGTGTTAATGCTGCATACACTTCTATAGCTGCAACCACTATGTTCTTGGGCTGCACGTAATTGTCACCCCACTTCAACGGACGATCACCACCCCGGTTGGCGTCCCCGGCTTCAATGAAAAAGTCTTGCATGTGGTGCACCGCGTCAACTTTCACTTCATCAATGCGTGCGTTGGCGTACTGCATAGCAGCAATCAACCAGATGGCCGTCAAGTTCAGTTTGTTGGGCTGCACGTTGCCACGTAAGTCATCGCAGTTCATCAACGTCAGGTTGCCGTTATCAATGAAGCGCTGTGTGATGTCAGCCATGACAACCAAGCCGTTCATATTGGGCGCACGTGCAAACAGTTCTTGGCCCACGTACAGGGCGCGCATCTCAGGTGACATCTTGTTCCCAAAGAACTGGTACTTGCTGCCAATGCCGTCAATGTGTTTGCTCCGGCGTCTAAACTTTTCAAAGCGAATGAAGCCGCCTTTGCTCATGGTGCGGTAGAAGTTCAATACCTCTTGTTCGTATTCCAATGTAAACACACTGGTGTCTTTGTCATCTAACAAGGAACGGCGGTTGTGGAACTGTGTTTCGTACTCATGGGGTAGGCCAAGCTTGTTCCTGAAAATCAAGTCAGCGCGCATCTTGGTCATGCGCATGGGCCGACACAACATGCGGTGTTGTGCGCTAATGAAATTGTTGGGCATGATGCTGTGCCCTTTTGGGTCAGTGCGCTGTGTGCGCGCAATGCGTCCGGTGGGCCAGAAGTCTGCAATCATCCAAACGTTAGGGGAGCCGCTTTGCCAGTGGTAGGGGTATGGATTGTCATGAGGCACTTCAGGGTTGCGGTTCAGTGGAACGATGCCGCGCCGGGCAAAGTGTTTCACGGTGCGTGTGATGTTGATGATTTGCGGCTCATTGGCAAGGGGGCTGAATGGGATGAAATAGCGGTGTTCTGGTTTGTGTTCTTTTCTGTACGGGGTGCGGCGCTGTAGTGCTGAGCTACTTGGGTCTTTGCGTAATCGCATGGTGAAACCTTGTTGTTTTGATGGTTGAAATGATAGAACACCCCCGGTGCAAACGGGGCTGAAAAAGTGTGATTGGTTGCACACTGTGCTCAGTTGTTGTTTGTGCGCGGATTCAGAAACACAAAGTCATGACAGCGGAGAACATTTGGTGCTGCAATGCGTTTTGTTTGTGTTTCCAGTTAACAAAGAGAATAAATGAAGGTAATGACAGCACAGCACTTGTTGTGCACTGTGTTTTGTTTATGTTTACTAGTTCTTTCAGAATGGTGGGAGAAAAAAAGAAAGAAAGAAAAAGAGGAAAACCCCTTAGTATTTTCTGGGCCGTGAGGGAAGAACCGGAAAACATAAACAAAACACAGTAAAAGAACAACCGTATAGAACACGTGTTGCAGCACCCTAAAAACCATTAGCAGAACACCTGCCACATTGCTGGCAATCACGCCCGGACACACGACACAAAACAGGTGCACCATTTCCAACACCGCAACACATAGCCGATATAATGGGCACACCAAAACAACGGAAAAGCACCACATGATTGAACAGACAACTTTGGCTTTGGCCACTGCGATGTTGGCCAGCGGCACCGGCCTGACTTACTTGCTCATACCCTCAAAGGCGCGTCAGGAGCCGCACAAGCCCACTGAGGGGCATGAAACCCCTGACGGGCACCTGTACTTTATGACCATGATGAATGAGCGGGTGACCGCTTTGAGCAATCGGGTCAGCAACCTTGAGAAAGGCCAAGCACATATGAAGGTTGCACTTGATGAACGGGCCGATGCTGTGAAGCTCAAAACAGAAAGCCGTTTTGATTGGTCGGAATTGGCCAAACGGAATTGGCCCAAGAATCCTGAAGCTATGCGCGACCAATACTTGCAACAATGGCCACTTTTTATTGACACTGCCATTGACATCAATTCAAAACCACGGCCAACACCGCCACCTGTTATTGAGATAGGAGACACCCACAAACCGCGTGGCGTGCTGCAATGGGAACATCACAAGACATCTTGGTACAGCGGTGAGTACATCATTGGGGAAAACAAAAGGGGCGTCTTAACGTTGTGGTACCGGGGCACAGTGATTGCAACGGCAATAAAAGGGTTGAAATTTACATTGCAGCTTGATCAACTACAAATAATTGCAGGTACAGACCACTATGCAAGACGCACAACAATCAACAAAGGTAAGAAACTATGAAAATGAAAAGATACATATGCGACCTGCAAGGTGATGAGTCAAGCGATGACCACACCTTGCAAATTACATTCACGTGTCAGGTTGTTGCCAGAGATAAGAAGCACGCGTTGCAACGCATCAGGCAACAACACAGACGGAACTTTGCAAGCGGCTCCAAGTTTGCGGTGCCTGTAATTGAAAACGTGCATGAGGTTGAGACATGAACAAACAAGAACTGTTAAGACAACGTATATGGGGTTTAGCTGCTGTACATCATGGGGTACGCGATGCCGATGTGATATTGCAGGAATTTGACAGGCGTTTTAAACAATCATCGCAGGAACCCAATACTAAGAACTTCAAAGACATGCCAGCAGGGGTGAGTGCTATTCCGCTTGTATGGTTTACAGGGGGCACCGCTCACACCTGTGTTGAAACAAGACAAATAGACACAAGGCATAAGGTGAAGTGTTCAGGCGAATACACCATATATGCAACTAGGGAAGACTTATCTATGATGTATCTACCAGCGGTAGTATTACGTTATGAAGGTGAGTTAATATCACACACAGAAGTTAGTCACGAAGACGATATACCCGCAGCCATTACGCAAGCAAAGAAAGACGCCGCTACCCATGCACACACCCGCAAAGTTAAAAACGCTGACATCAAAGAAGTCACGCAAACTGAAGTAGAACCGCTTGTGTGGAGAATGGAAGGCATTGACCGTTCCCATAAAGATACTAGACACAATGTAGAACGCTCCGGTGAATATGCTGTCTATGTGCTTAAAAGTACGTCATGGCCTAACGTGCGTACAATGGAATTAAGTTACCAGGGTAACGTACTTTCAAGCATAGAAACTGTTGTCGATGATGCACCCGCAGTCATTACACAATTAAAGGACGATGCCGCTATTCATGCGCACACCAATAAGTAAATGTTAGAACGCTATAGGTGCAGCCGTTGCCGTTTGCGCTTCAGGCTAACAAAACCAGCGCGGCACTATGTCAACCCGATACGGTGCCGCGCATGTAAAAGCACAAAGGTATACAGCATTGAAGCACAACGGCGGCGTGAGGCTAACCGCAATACATGCAACTGTGCCCGGCTACATTACCCACACCGCCGCACGGCAGAATGCAACCCCACCCCCGTAGACTGTTTTTGACTGTGGCATAATGGCACCTCATGCAACTATGGGGTGAACACCATGATAGTAGTGAAGATTGAATTGCACAGCGCACTGACCGGGGCCAAGACGGTGCTCGGCCAGATGCGCATCATCAATGACGGCACAACCAAAAACGCAAAGCGCGGTCACTATAATGTTGACGTTATGCGCAAGGGTAAAAGTGCGCTGAGTTCATCAAGTGAGGTTGCACGCACCGGGCGTGTTGAGAATTACCCAAGGCTTTCATACAACGTTTGGCGTTTAATATCGCGTGCGCTTATCTCAGCGTTTCCAGAAGAACAAAACAAGCGTGACAAAGAACTTGAAGAGTTGCGTGAACTTGCCAAACGCGCTGATGCCTTTTATCATCACGTAACAACCAATAGGCCAAGAAGTAAATTTATTGGTTCAGCACAACCTTTACACTCACAGTTGCAAAAATGCAAAACCATAAGGGGCAAGTGATGGACGTTTGTGGAGTACCGATCAACCATGTGTACATAGCCTTACTGATATGCGCGGGGGTAGTTATTTTGGGTTTCTGTTTTAACAAGCTTATGCCCAAGCCACCACCGCATGAACCAGGTGACTTTGAAGTTGACTTTTCACATGTCGTGCATGAGCGTGGTGTTTTACCGCCACAGCTTGAATGGCAGTACAGGGGCAACACTTACATCAGTGGTAACTACGCTGTCAGCACATTGCCCTTTGACTTTGCAGGGGGCAAGTACAAACGTAAGACCGTAAAAAGTGCAACGGTCTGGCACCAAGACAAACCTATTGGCCGTGTCCAACGCAAGACAGGTGAAGACAGTCGCCACACCATAACCCGTGCAAAGCGGATTGCTGAACGTCATGCGGTGGGTATGTTGGCATGAGTAAAGTTAGAAGTTTGCCGCCCGTTGGTATGAGAAAACCTGACCTGACAAAACAGACAGTGCAACTTCTGCAACATGAGGAGACACATAAACCAACAGGTATCATGTGCAGCGTTGAGTTCAATGAAGGTGCACTTGAAAACAACGTAATGAAATTGAATGAACAAGCTGTTGGTGAAATTGTTAACGTGACAACACCACCAACCAGGTTGAAGATAACGGCCAGCTTAAACAGGCATGAACTGCAAGCACTCAGTTGGTTCTATACTCAACTATGCACTCAGCCTGATTTGTACGTGGCTCGCATCGCATGACAATCTTGTCGTGGGATAACCTTACAGACTTTGACAGTCTCCAAAACACAGGAATCAATCGAATGCCTACACAAACTATCAAGCTAAGATCAAGAACAATGGGTGCCGCAAATATCAAGTGGGGGTCAGACCAATTCAATGACAACACCATGTCAGTTGACGGTGCTGATGTTGGGCGCTTGGAAAATGACAATGGGCGCGTGGTGTTCTATATGTCTGTACCTCTTGATGCCTTCCAATTGAACTCAGTAATGCTGTTGACTCAAGTAATACAAGAACATGTTGAAAAAGGTACGCTATAGTATGCGCGTGCACCCGGCACTGACGCCGGTTGACGTTCACCCCAACTGAGCGGGCCTTGCTCAACGTTGCATTGCGGCCAACGTTGAAATTGCCAAGCCGGGTGCACACCTTCATTTGTTCTGATATAGTGGCCCCACATGTTGATGATGGTGTTGTGATTGGCACCGTTGCGTGTACTTATTGAAAACTCCTTCAAAGTAGTAATTGACTAGGCCATTGGCTGTGTAACTAACCTGATCCGGTTGCACGTCCAGTGGCCTTTTTGTACCCGGTGGGTTTTGCTGTGATACCCTTTCGCGCAAATGTCAACCAATTCCCAATTCAATGACTTTCGTGATGGCTTTGAGAAAACGCTGTCAAAGCAAACCGGGCTGAGCCTTGGTGAGTGGTCTGCGCTTGTTTTATCAGGCCAAGACCCCACACAGCCAAGCGATTGCAAAAAGTTCATCAAACGGCTTAAGAAGCGCCGCAAGAAGGGCAAAGACATTGACCCGGTTGACATTGATGAGCTTCTGCACCTGATTGATGACCACATGGCCTATCAAGCACTGAGCGGCCAGCAGCGCACCCAGTTTGCGCGGTCTGTCATTGCGAAGCTGGTGCCCCAATTGACAACGGCTGACCTTGACATGATGACTGAGCGGGAAGTCAGCAACATCATGGTCACTGATGAGTTCCGTGAAAAATGTATTGACATGATGAAAGATGCAATTTGATAACGTAGCTATGCAACTAGCGATGCGCACCATCGCTGAAGAATCACAGATGTACTTCACCCGGTACTTTTTCAAGGTGCGGGAACGTCAGAAGTTTGTTATGAACTGGCACCATTGGGCGGTTGCCCGTGCGTATGACATGGTTTTGTCGGGTGAGATTAGCAGACTAATAATCACGCTACCGCCGGGCTTCACCAAGACCATGTTCATGCTTGATGCAATGGCACGTGGGTATGCACTTGATCCACTGTGCAAGAACATACTGGTGACGTACAACAGCCAGCTTGCAAACAACAACAGCCGCATCTTACGTGACACGCTTGAGTCACCTGAGTTTCAATCTATGTGGGATGTGCGGTTGTCAAAAGATTCAAACTCCAAGAAGCAATGGAACACTAAACATGGTGGCGGCTTATTGGCGTCAGGCATGTTCGGCACCATGACCGGGTTCCGTGCCGGGCGAATCACTGATGGCTTCAGCGGCATGATTGGGCTGGATGATCCGATCAAGCCAGATGATGTTTTCTCGAAAAAGGTTCGTGACAAGACCAACGATGCGCTCAACAAAACGGTCAGAAACCGCGCAATGTTGCCCACCACCCCAATTGTTTTGAACATGCAAAGGGTTCATGACTATGACCCGGTGGGTTTTTGTTTACGTGGTGGCACGGGTGACTACTGGCATCATTTGAATTTACCGGCTAAAATCACACCCGAAACATTGAAGCCGGGTAAGAAGTACGCCAAGCGGTACCCGTATGGCATCCCCTTGTTATTTGATGATTTGTATCGCCTTGGTTGGACGTGGCCCTTACGCGTTGACAAAAAGGAATATAAAACCATCAGGCGCGGATCACCTGTTGTTGCTTCTGCACAGTACGATCAAGACCCAGTTGTGTTAGAAGGTGCATTCATCAAACGCAAGTGGCTGCACTTTTACAATGAACTACCTGACTTGTCAGGATTCAAACGCACTGTACTGGTAGCTGATACCGCGTTTGAAACCAAAGAACGCAATGACCGCACTGTGTGGGCACTGTTTGGTGAACATCGGAACGGTCACGTGTACATGTTGGACTACCGGGGTGCGCGTTTGGCTGTACCTGATATTGAAACGGAGCTTATGACGCAATGGGAAAGATTCAGGGATCACAAGATAAAAGGCTTCCCACGGGTGAGCGCTTTTCATATCGAGAAAAAAGCAAGCGGCCACGGGTTGATTCAGACAATGACGCGTCAGGGCGTCAACGTGATAGCAGTGGAACGGACACGCGACAAGCTGTCACGAGTGATCGAAATGGTTCCGGTGCTAACGAGTTCAAGGGTTCTCTTACCGGCTAAGAAGTTCAGGGGTGAGTTCACCGCAAACAGACAATGGGGCATCATGATTGATGAAATTTTAAAGTTCACGGATGACATGACACATGACCATGATGACTATGTTGATGTGCTATGCGATGCAGGTTCAATCTTCTACAACACAACTCCACAATTCACCAACGTGTTTGGCAAACGTCAAAAGGCAGCTTAAACAATGGCCCCACATTTAGACCCAATAAACAATGATGTGCCGGTAAGCCCGGCCAATCCAAACAACAACCCCAACCCGCAAGAAAACTTCTTGATTGACCCGGTGACAGGGTTGCCCAAGTTCCCTGTTGCAAGTGTTGCGCCTTCAGGTATAGGCGGCGGTGATACGACAAGCAACGAATCACTGGCTGACATTCAGGCAATGCTTGATGCTGTTCAGTTGCGTCTTGATGCTGTTGAACAGATGTTGCCTGATGATGACACCGCATTGGCTGATGGTGTTCAACAGAACATGTCAACGTTGCAGCAGTTGCAGGTATCAGTTACCTCACTGCAAAGCACACTGACGGCACTTCAAGACAGTGCACATGATGGTGTTGCACAAGACCAAGCAATCACCGCACTTGAACAGTCTGTATCTGACCAAGCCAATGTAATCGGTGACCTTCAGCAAGTGTCACATGATCCACAACCACAAAATGATGCAATCGCCGCATTGCAACAGGATCAAGATGAACAAGATGTGGCGATTGGTCTTGCAAGTAACATTCTTGAATTTGTTGACTTTGATGAAAACACTGATGCCGACAACGCGCACCGCTCAGTGTATCGGATGCTTGACTCAGCCCCGGCAGGCACCACACTGTCAATCGACGTTGCAGACTTTGAACCCGGTGAACAGATTACCTTCATTAACCTGAGCACCAGCGAAAACATGCTTGTTCAAAACAGTGAAGGTGGCTTCTTAGATGGCACACAGCAGTTCCCTTCAATTGTCCCTTTGGTTATACCACCCGGCACAGTCATCACCGCAATCAGAAACACTGGCCCGTGGTTCACTATCCTCAATAAGCTTTTGCCAAGTTCAGGGCAAATGATTCGTTTGGTGAATGCCAATACAACCGCTGATCTAAACAGACCTTTCAACGATAATTTCAAGGTGCCACTTATGGGCAATGTTGAAATCAATGATGGTGGGTACAGTGTGGCCAACAGTGATACTTTGACCGTAACCAACACTGGCCGCTATAGAATTAGCGCAATGATGACGCTGTTGGGTAACACATTACGGCAAGCCCCAAATGCTATGTTGTTAATCAACGGCAATTTCAGGGGTTCTCAAGCCGCATCAGCATACATACGCAACGAAAACGGGCACAGTGAATCCAGCTTGCACTTAACTCCGCAAACCATAAACTTGAACGCGGGTGACACGATTGCCGTCATGTCTTGGGAAGCGGCCAACGGTGCAGGTGTTGTGCGAATGCCGTTCACTGGTACCTCATTTATAGAAGTGGAGCGCATACGATGAAACAGAAGTTTATAAGCACGATTACTGACCTGTTAGTGTCACTGTACGACAAGCACAAGGGGTCATACTTAGACTTTGACATTGACGCACACAATGATCGTTTGGACGTTGCCAAAGCCATTGTGCGGGGCATAGCGTCCGACTATGACTTGCAACTGGCAATGGGTTACGCGGAAAGCCAAAACATTCCTGAAGTGGGTGAATGGGCGCAAGGGATAATTGACGCCAATCACGCGTATGTCATGGGCCGCATCGGCATCAGTAACATGCACAAGACACTGACAGCGCAAATTGAAGCAACCCCTGATGAAAGCATTGTGCAAGCTGGCCAAGGTCTATTTGCACAGGCTAATGAACAGCTCATGCAACTTGCAGGTGATAATCCTGCAATACAACAGTGGCTTGGTGATGAAGTGCAAAGCATTGCCGTGGCTTTGGGTTTGGTTGAGCCTGAAGAGGTTGAAGAGGCTGAAGTTTTAAACCTTGAAGACCCACTTGCTGTGCAGGCTGAAGACCTTGTTGAAGAGTTAGACGAAAGCAAGTGATGACTTGCAACTTTTTCACAATCATGTTGTGGGAGTAGGTTATGAAACTCAGGCGTGCGCGTGATGAAGAACCCCGTGATTTTATTGACAGGATAAATGAAAACGCAATGAACATTGTGCAAAGGCATTGGCCCATTATCGTCAACCTTGCAATTCTGGTTTTTTTGGCTGGAATTACCTACAACAAAGTTGACAGCGTTGAACAAACCGCTGACAACAACGCAAAACTGATTGCCTTGGTTGAACAACGCGTCACTTCACTTGAGGCTGATCGTTCCGCTATGCAGGCGCATATACAAAACACAAGTGAGAACCTGAAGCGTGTGCACGTATCACTTGAAGGTGTGCGTACCTTACTAATGAAACAAAATCGGATTGGTGGTGACGGTGGCTGAACAAACAACACAAGCAACCTTCACGGCGGCTTTCAAAGATTCAACGTACAACAGCCTGACCGGGCACGGCGGTGCTAATGATCCGGGTGCGGCCAATCAAATCACGCCCACCACTGTTGACCGTCTTGAAGCTGTGCGCCTGTATGAGCACACTTGGCTTGGCAAGAAGGTCGTTGACATACCTGTTGAAGACATGCTCAAGAACGGACGCACGTTCATTGACATGGACGCTGAGAAAGTTACTGACTACAACGATGCGTGGGCGGAATTTGATCTTGATGAGGTCATGGATGAGGCTTTGAAAATTGCCCGCGTGTTTGGTGGTTCTGTTGTCATCCCAATCAGTTCAACCATACAGCTCAACAGACCGTTCAACGCTCAGAATTTCACCAACGGTAAACTTGTTCGGTTTATTGTTTTAGCTGCAACAGAACTGACAGTTGACAGCAACTTCTATGATCGTGACATCACAAGTGACACGTTCAGAATGCCTAACTTTATGAACTACAACGGCAAGAGCATTCACATCAGCAACATGTTTATCTGCAAAGGCACACGCAACAGTGGTGCGATTGATTCACAGACATTTGATGCAATGGGTATTTCATCTTTTTGGGGTTCCAGCATTTACAAACATGGCCGCAATGAAATTGTGAATGCAACAGCGGCACTTGAAGCCAGTGCGTCATTGCTTATGGCATCGGCCAACGATGTGCTGAGTGTAGAAAACCTTTATGAATCACTTCTTGCGTGCGGTGGTGATGCCAACGCATTGGGTGAAGTTGAACAAGCCATACTGAACCGTGTGTTGCTTATGACACGACACAAGAGCCAGCACCATACAACTGTCATTGACAACAATGAAAAGCTTGATAGGCTCAAATATGACTTCACAGGTATACCGGCAGTGCTGCAAGAACAGTTGACCGCCGTGAGTGGTGCGTACTACATACCATTGACACGATTGCTTGGCATATCACCAGGTGGCCTGAACTCAACTGGTGAACACGATATACGCAACTATTGGGAGTCATTGGGGCCACTAGCTAGACGATGCGCTCAGCCGTTGTACAAGAGTCTTGACAGCATTATGCAACTGCATGTGTTTGGCAACGTTGACAACATGCGCTTCACAATCAACAGCCCTGAAATTAAAACTGACAAAGAAACCGCTGACCTGAACAAGACCAATACTGAATGGATCACTGCGGTTTCACAGTTTGTGCCTGAATCAATAGTTGTACGCGCTATCAATGAAAACACATCGCTTGAAATACCTGATGAGTACATCAAGGAACTTGAAGAGATTGAAGCCAAAGAAGAAGATGATGATGATGACCTTGATGGTACGCTTGATCTTGATGGCACACTTGACCCTGGCAATACACTTGACCTTGACGCAACCCTTGATCCAAAAGGCGACCCTAATGCTGACTAAAATACAAAAACGATTCAACTCATTTTCACCAACAACACGTCAAGTGCTGGCTATTGGTTGTATAGTTTGTTTTGCGTTTGGTATTGTTTGGTTACTGGCTAAAACGTTTACCTAAGTGGCCGCAAGAAGACGCAACAGAAAAGACACTAATGTCACAACGGTACCACCCGTCAAGGTGTCAACCAAGGCGATGGCTACCTATCGACGTGCGTTGCAAAAGTCAAACCAGCAATACAAGAAGCAAGTTGACAAGAAAGTCAGGCGCTTGCTAAAAAGTATCGACGCACTTGACGCAAATGATCCAAGCGCTTTCAGTGTTCAAGCTGGTGCAATACAAGATGAGATTGCATCACTACAACGCAACCTTGTTGCAGCTAACAAGCGAAGCAACAAGGCACTTGATTCATTCATCAAAACGGTTGATCGTGAGAACAGGCAACGCACCATCAGAAGCTTTGCAAATCATGTTGACGCCAAAGAAGCTGAGCGCCTTATCAAGAGCAAGAACAAACAGCTTGCAAGACGCACCACCAAGTTGCGCCGTGAGTACGCGGCAAGCTTGGGCAAAGTCAACGCTGAGTACAGCGAACGGGTGCAGACTCTTTTGAATCGTAAACTTGCCAACCCAAGATTCAAAGTAGGTAAACAGTTACGCCGCGCACGTGCTATTGTATCGCGCCGTATAGTCAACAAAGTAAAAGACCAAGCGCACCAGCTAAACGCTGTCATGAACAACATCAGACAACGTGCATTGGGTGCCAAGCGTTACCGCTGGCAAGACAGACGTGATGATCGTGTGAGGAACGCACACCGTGACGCACACGGTGACGTGTACAGTTGGACTGAACGTCCAGCCAAAACCGCCGGGTTCAGACCGGGTGAAGATTATGGCTGCCGTTGCAACGCCATACCGATAATTGATTGAGAGACACCATGAAAACATTTGAACAAACGTTGTCAGATGCAATTGAAATTTCAGACAACATCAGAAAGAACGCCAACGGCTTCATTGTCTGTGACAGCGTGATTGTTGCCAAACCTTCTGTGCTCATTTATAACTGGTGGGAACTGCCTTCAGCGCTGGTTGAAACCTTGGGCAACCCGGAACACGTGCGTGTGATGCGTGACGCTGAAGTGTTGACTGAGGACATGAGCCTGTATGAATCTTTACCGCTTATCGGGTACCACCCGCACGAAGATGTGACCGTGAAAGACACAATGGAAGTGGGGGGCATTTTCAAAGATCAACGCAACGTGAACGGTGCGGTGGGTGGCGGTTTAACAATTTTCGACCTGACTATGGTATTAGACGTTGAAAACGGCAAACGTGAATTATCACTTGGGTACAAATCCACGTTGGTTGTTGAGTCAGGCGTTGTTGATGGTGAGCGCTATGATGTACGCATCACCAAGCTAATACCAAATCATATTGCACTGACTGAACACGGACGGTGCGGCCCGGATTGCGCAATCGGTGACAGCCTCAAGGCGTCAAAAAAGTTGCGTGATTCTTTTTGTTGTTCCGGCTGTGCCGGTAAAGCTTTAAACCTTAACCCTTCTGAAAGTGAGACTGAAATGAAACCTGAAGTAAAAATGAAATCTGTAGTGCTAGGTGATGACAACGTTGTTGAAGTGCCAGCAGACGCGGCACGTGAAATCAAAGCCGCATTGAAAGACAGCCGCAAGCGTGCCGAAGCTGCTGAAGCTGAGCGTGACAAAGTGCAAGGCAAGCTTGATGCACACACAACCAAGTTCAGTGATGAAAACATTGCCAAGATGGTTCAAGAAGGTGTTGTTGAGCGCACTGCAATTATCAGCCGGGCAACACAGCTTGTTGATGAGAAGACGGCTGCAAAGTTTGGTGACATGAGCAACCAAGCAATCATTGACTTGGCACTTGAGAAAAATGAAAAGCCAACTGAAGGCAAGTCAGAAGATTACAAGCGTGGCTTGTTTGATGATCTACCAACCAAGCAAACTGAAGACACCACTGAAACAACCAGTGCCGTTTTCGGTGACACCGCTGATGCGGGTGACGCTGCCAAAAAAGCCAATGATGCTTATGAAGCCGCGCGTAACAAATACCGCACTGGCAAAGAGCCTGCAAGCGCTTAACTAAAAAGTTAACGCAACATAACCAATCACAAAAACTTTATTGACAGAACACTCTTTTTAATACTTAGGAATTTATAAAATGCCCCCATTACAAACCACGTTCAATGAATACATGGCCAGCGCGTTTCCCGGTCAATGGTATGACATCAGTGACACTGAAGCCTATGGGCGAACGGTTGAAGGTTCTTCAATCCCATTTGGTGTTGCAGTCGTTAGCGGTACAAACGATAATCAAGTGCGCTTGCCTGACCATGACGGCTACCTTGAAACAGTTGACCCCGCCGTATTGCCAACTGACCCGGCTGAAAACCGTTTCTTAGGGATTACCATGTACCACGCACCAAACGCGCGTTGTGAAGGTGAGGCACTGGCCAAGCCAATTGGTGACGGTGATAAGGGCTACCTTGCAAAAACTGAAACAGCTTCAGTTGCAACAGCCGGGCGCGGTTATGTCATAGCCGAAACCGTTGTCAAGAAAGGTGATCCCGTTTTCTTTCGTCACACTCTGACCGATGCAACCGCTGTGCCACAAACTGAATGTCTTGGAATGTTGCGCAACGATGACGATGGTGGCAACGCCACACAAATCATGGGCGCGCGCTTTGTGACTTCAAGCTTGGCTGGTGAGCTGGCCGTTGTTCAACTATCTGGTGCCGCTGAAGCCGCGCCTTAATCCGCAACCCTTAACCATTTAACCAAACCCTAAACTTTAAACATTCACAAAGGTAATACAACAGCATGAAGACTTTTATACATGCGTCACAGATGGTAAACATGGGCGATGCGGCACAGTCAACTTCTGTGTTCTTCAACCAACAGTTGACACTTGTGATGACGCGCTTATTTGAAATCAAATATAAGCAAATCAAATACCGTGACAATTTCCGCATCAACAATGAAGGCGGTGCAGGTATCACAGCCATTCAAATGACTGTGTGGGATATGGTAGGCAGCGCCAAAATTATTGGCCACTACTCTGATGACTTACCATCAGCGCAAGCCGGTGCGAGTCTTGTCACCATTCCTGTGCGTTGGATAGGCGCAAGCTTTCACTTTTCTTGGATGGAACTTCAACAAGCAACGCAAGCCGGTGTGCCTTTATCAGACCGCCGGGCGGCAGCTTGTAACCGTGCCATTGAAGTGAAGTTGAACAACATTGCGTATGGTGTTGATGAAGAGGCAACTGACGCGGGCCTGTTTGGTTTGTTAAATAACCCCAACATTCCTGAAAGCACTGTTGCGGTTTCTGTTGCCAATCCGGGCGGTGTGGCTGTTGCAGACCGTACCCGGTGGGAAAACAAAACCCCACAGGAAATTTTGCTTGACATCAATAATGCCTTCAGCACCATTGAAGTAGCAACAGCCGGTGTGCATAGTGCCAATATCTTGTCATTGCCTATCAAGCAATACAACTTTCTGGCCACCACACAAATCAATGACCTGAACAGTGACACATTGATGACTTGGCTGATGACTAACTCACCTTGGATTGCAAGCATGGATCAAATTCGTGCACAACCTGAGTTGTCTGAAGCCGGGCCAAATGGTGAAGATGTTTTCTTTGTGTATGAAGATGATCCTGAAATTGCTGAAATGCACATACCATTTGAAAAAGACACACCTGTTGGTACATTGCCTGATGGCATCGCGTACAAGACACCTATGTTGGCGTCAACAGCCGGTCTTGATGTTCGGTACCCACTAGCCTATTCAAAGGGCTTAGGTATCTAATAGCGAAAGCTAAACCGTAGTATTGTAAACGTTGTAAGTGGCGGCACCTCACGGGGTGCCGTCATCATTAAAATTCAAAACTCAAGGGTGAAACCATGTCAGACATCAAACTCATTGCAAACAACGTGCCCCGTGTCATTTATATCAACACACGTGAAGGCAAACAAATTAGAACCGTGCGGCTGCAAAGCGGCATCAATCAAGTGTCAAAGAAAGACTATGACGCTATAAAGAAAGAACCCGGTTTCAAAAAGCAAATTGACAACGGCACATTGTCAATCACGGGTGGCGACATCAGTGCAGCAAAAGACGTTTCAAGCCAAGCTAAGAAGTCAAGCAAGAAACGTGCGTCAAAGAAAAAGGTGTCAGCTAAAAATGCACCCAAGCCAGTGTCAACCGGCAACCAACAGAATCAAGGTGCACCAATACTTGGTCAGAACATGGGCAAGGCTGCTGAAGCTGCACCTGACTCTGAAGAGATAGCAGCTAGGGACAAGAAGAACGCGGCGGCTTCAGCGTCTAAGGTTGCCGCCAAGAAGCGTGCAGCATCTAAGAAAAAAGCCAAGGCCAAAAAGGGCAAAGGCAAAGGTAAAGGTAAAGGCAAAAAGAAAGGTTAAACGATGACAGAACATGTGACAATTGATTTGGCGGCTTTCAAAGTACAGTTCCCACAATGGGTTGACTGTGCTGATGAAACGCTTGAACTGTGGGCTGAACTAGCACAGTGCATGTTGTGCGTGCCCACAAGTTGCAAAGCGATTGCAAAGCGGTTGCCTATGCTGATGTTGGCTCATGTACTGGAAACCAACAACATCACGTGCACACCTGCACCACCGGCTGAAGGTGACGCCCCCGTTGAAACCAAGGACGGTTGCAACTGTGATGACGGGTTCATCAATGAAATCTTCGCAACGGGTGGGAAAATATCAAGCGTTACCGTTGACGGTATATCGGCATCATTTGACAACAGCAGTGCAAACAACATTGTGAACAACGTGGGTGGGCGCGGGCCGTTCACTTCATGGTTGTCTTCAACCGGGTATGGGCGCATGATTATTGCGTTGGCTTTGCCACGTGTGAAAGGGCCATTGATAGCAGCACCAAGAACAACCAGGTGCTCACACTTTGGTGAGCCTGTATTGATCCACGCTTACCTATCGCGCGGGCTTGGCAATGCTTGAGACTAAAATCAGACGGCAAAGTACAGGGCGCAACGCGCTTGGCAGCTTTGACAAATTTGATGATGTGGCATTGCGTAATTCAATTTATGAAGTGGGTATCGTTGATGGTTCAATTGCGTATGATGATGGCACCCCGGTTGCTGATGTTGCTTTCTGGAATGAGTTTGGCACTGACACCGGGATACCTGCACGCCCTGCATTACGCACCGCCGTTGCAGATAGCAAAAAGGAACTGCGGAAAGTTGGTCGATTGAATGCCACCAAGATAGTAGCCGGGCAACTAAGGTTTGACGCTGGAATGCGTCAGCTTGCGCGCATTGTCAGGGACGCAATGAAACTGTCAATACTTGAGTGGAGCACACCACCCAATGCACCCAGCACGATTAAGAGAAAGGGATTTGATGATCCCTTGATTGATACGGGCTTATATCATGATTCAATTGACTTTAAGTTGCTTAAAACTCGCAAGGATCAAATAACATGATTCTGAACGGATTGGCCAAGGTTGCTTTTCAAGTCATACCTAAGTGCGCATATACTTTGCACACAACTGACCTTGAGAACACAGCAGAAGACTGTGAAGACCTTTTTGATGAACGTGGCTTGTGGATTGGCCACGACAACAAAACGTCAATTGAAATCATGGGCATCATGTCAGGCATCACCAAAGAAACGCAAACCATGTTGCCTGACAAAACCAGTGCTGAGGGTTTCATAACTCTCACAACTGATGTGTCACTACCGTTGCCGGGTGTTTGTGTGAATGATTATAGGAGCCGGTATGTCATTGAGTTGACTGACGGCTCAAAGTATTTGTTGAAGTCACGCAAGTTGCGCGGCTGTTTGTACACGTATCTTGGCGAAACCGTGTGTGGGCCTGACTGTGACTGAATTACCTGACTTTGAAGCGGTTGACATCGCAATCAAGAAGTGGCTTGAAGGTATATGCCCTGACTTTGTGGTCGGCCAACCTAGCGGCCAACCTGAAATAAAAAAGCCGCACATGACTTTTGAACTCATCACCATTGAAAGTGACGAAAACACATCTTGTGAAGGGTACGGATACAATGACGAAACTGACACCGCCGAGTATTGTGTTGTCACCCAACATGAACTTGTGTACCAAGTGCGCGCCGGGTATTGCCTTGATAGCGGTGCGTCACTTGCCAAGGTCGCCAAATGGTTCAAGTCTAAACACCATTACCGTATTGGGCAATACATCAACCTTGCATACATGAGTAACGGACCGATCAGAATTAAACGAAAAGTAAAGACAAACGAAGTGCACCAAGAAGCCATGTTTGATGTGCGCTTTGTTTTCAAGTGTCGTGAGTGCCAAGACATTGATTCAATTGAACACATAACAATCAGCAGTTGCCCACACCTTGATTTTATTGACGCAATAACAATTTCAAAACCATAGGAATCCACACAATGTCCACAGTTCCATTCAATCGAGTTGTCAACGTCACCGTTGACATCAATGACCGTTTCCCTTCAGTTGCAAACTTTGCAATACCCCTCATTCTTGTCAGCGATGTCAACAGTGATACTAATATCTCAACTGACATTGTTGAAACTTTTTCAAGTCTTGAAGAGGTTGCCGCATACGGTTTTGATCCACAGTCGCCCGCCTATAAAACGGTGCAGGCCATGCTTGCCACAAGCAACCGGCCACGTACATTCAAAATTGGGTACCGTGATGCTGACATACTGACAGGGCTTCAAGGTGTGTTTGCTGAAGACTCTTTGTTTTATAACATTGTTATAGCTGACCTTATTCCCGCAAGCGAAGTACCCCAACTCATAGCAGCCAATGAGTTCTTAATCGCTGAACGAAAGATCTTGTTGTTTGACACAGCCGACCCACTGTCAATTGATGATCCGCAAGATGCCGATGGTGTTGGTGCTCAGTTGCGAGCACTTCAGCCTTCAAGACTTATAGGCAACTGGGTTGAACCGGGAACAGCCACACTTGACCGTCAACAGTACGCGGCCAAGGTTGCGGCCTTTGTTTCAGCCGTTAACTACAACAGCCCTGACAGCCACTACACTGCTAAATTTATTCGGCTTGATGGTGCGTTGCCTGTGTCGATCAACGGCACACAAGCACAGAACATCACAGGCTTCTTGCCAAGCACAGGCCAAAACCCTGATGCCGGTGGTTTCTTAAACACGTATGTGTGCACAGCGGGAATCAACTACTACATTGAAGGCACCATGACTGATGGTTCATTCATTGACTTGATGACCTTCAGTGATTGGTTAGTTGCAAGCCTTCAACGTAATGTGTTGAGCCTGTACACCAACAACCGGGTTGTGCCCTATGACAACGTTGGCCAAGCCATGATATACGGTGCAATATCGCAAACGATGCAAACCGCTGTTCAGTCAGGTTCACTGACTGAAAACCGTCAAGATGTTGCGGGCAACTTTTTGCCAGCATTCACCATTGACTTGCAAAACATTGCTGAAGTACCTGATGCGCTTGTTGCTGACCGTATTGCGCCGGTATCAGAGTATTGTGCACGGTACGCCGGGGCAATGCACTATTCTGATGTCACAGGCGTCATAAAGCTTGCACAGTAAGTGCTGAAAGCAAAACCCTTTTGAGAACATAGGAAACCGAAACAATGTCACAGAATACCGATGTATATACCTTCAACAACGTTGCGCTCATCTTTGGTGGTGTGCCCATACGTGGATTTTATGAAGGTGATGATGTAATCAAGATCAACCGCAACGATGATGAAATCAACACCATTGTGGGCGCTGACGGCGGCGCACTTGTGTCAATCAGCACAGACCGTTCAGCGTTAGTTGAAGTCAAGCTAATGCCTACCAGTGCAAGTAATGCAGTGCTAACTGCATTCGCTGAAACATTCAGACGTGCGGGGCGTACAGGCTTCACACCTTTGATCATAACTAACTTGGCCAACAACACAGCGTGGGCCGCTGTTGATGCGGTGATTGCTTCAACGCCAAAGGAAATTTCCCTTGGCAAATCGCCAAGCATGTACACTTGGCAGTTTTTCGCGGGGTGCCTTGAAGGCGCGCCTTTGGGTAATCTATAAAGGGGTAATTGTATGAACGGGGTGAACGGAATTGAAGTCATTGAAGTAAGTGGACGTAAGTTCACTTTGCAAAAGTTGGATGCGGTGCAAGCGTTGAAGTTGAAGTTGCGTTTGGGTAAAACCCTTGCACCCGCTTTGCAAGAGTTGGCCGGGGCTTATGTCAACGGCGGCTTTGGTAACGCTCAAACATTGGGTGACATTGATGTCAACAGCATCGCGGCTGCATTTGTGGACATCATGGACAAGCTAGACGTTGATGAAGCCACCAACTTGGTTGTTGACCTGTGTGAACTTGCAGTCATACACGTTGATGGTTCTGACAACCGGGGTGTCACGTTTGCGCTTGACTTTGCCGATGATTTGACACCCGCGTATTTGTTAGCGGTTGAAGTGGCAAAATTTAACTTTGGCAAATACCTGGGAAACATCAGCGCGCTAGGTCAGGGTCAATAGATTCTGTTCTAGCGCACAAACAAAGTGAGGTCATTGAATCAGTTGACCCTGACTTTGACCCGTATTTGTGGGGGCCAATTTTTGCAAACATGTGTACGTTGCATGAAGCACAAACGGTGTACAGTCTTGATGACTTTGTTGAGTTTAACAATGCACTGAACATCAAGAGCCAACTTGAAAAACTGTCAAGAGAAAAGTGAACAATGCCTGAAAGTGTAATTGACAAACTTGTCACTTTGTTGGTGTATAGAAACGACCCCAACAACGCCGCCGCCCGTCAAAAGTTTGAGCAAGGGTTGCGTTCAACAGCTAACGTTGCACGCGGTATGGCTGTTGCGTTGCGCCAAGCAACGATTGTTGTTGGGGGTCTTACAGCCGGACTAGGTGCTGCGGTTCAACAGACTGCAAACGCAACTGACCGGGTGAACAAGTTTGCAGAAGCTCAAGGCGTTGCATTTGGGAAGCTTAAAGAGTTTGAATTTGCAGCCGGTATCAACGGCGCAACGTATGAGCAACTGGCAAGGAGTATTGAAGGCGTCAATGAACGCCTTGGTGAGTTCAGCCGTGGTGCAGGTGACCAAGCTGTGCTTGCTCAACTTGGTGTCAGCCTTGATGGTGATGCACTTGATTTTCTTGAACGCTTTGCAGATAGAATCAAAGAACTTGATACAAAAGAAGCACAAGACCTTTCAAAGAAGCTAGGCATTGACCCACAGATTGTGTTGCTCCTTAAGCAAGGTTCAGAAGGCATTGCTGCATTGCGTGATGAGGCCAGAAGCTTTGGCTTTGCAACTGAAGAGTCAAGAGGGCAGGCCGCTGAGTTTCTTGACTCACAATTGCGGCTGTCAACGATACTGTCAACTATCAAGAACACAGTGGTGCTCAGTATCACCCCGGCGTTCACTGATGCCGCCAACGCAATGGCAAAGTGGGTTACTGAAAATAATCAACTGATAAAAAGCTCATTGACTGATGTGCTGTCATTGGTGCTGTCATTGACCAAAGGCTTGGCAACAGCCGGGCTTGCACTTGCACAAGCGTTCCAGCTCTTGTCTGACGCGCTTGGCGGTGCTGACCAAGCACTCAAGGCGATTGTTTTCAGTTTCATTGCTTTAAAGTTAGCAGGCAATGCAACCTTCTTGGCTTTGGCGGGTGGTGCCTTCAAGACTGTTAGGGCTTTGGCTGCACTTGATTTTGCCGTGCTGAAGACTAACGCTAAGATTCTACTGATACCGATTCTGATAATTGCAGCAATCGGTGCAGCGTTGTTAGTTTTAGAAGACCTTTACACTTTCATCAACGGTGGTGAGTCAGTCATCGGTGATGCAGTTGAGTATTGGGGTAGATTTGCTGATCAGTTACTTGAGACAAGCAAGACCGCAAGAGTTGTGCGCGATATATTCCAAGGCATTGCAACAGTCGTTAACGGTACGGGTGAGTTTTTGGGGAACACTGCCGGACGGGCGGCTGCTATAACACGGGGCGGTGCACAGCGTGATTTTGCAGTCAATGAAATTGCAGACACCACAAGCAACGCATTGGGCAATGCGGGGGGTGTTGCAAAGGTAGTTGCCGGTGACCTGTTTGACTTTGGCGCTGATAGGTTGAGAGACCTTGCCAACTTTGGCTCAAATCTTTTTGGCGGTGGTAGTAATAGCACTGACAACAGTACCACCACGTCATCACAAACGTTGACGCAAAACATTGCTGTGAACATTGAAACAACAGGCGGTACCCTACCAAATCAAGTTGACCAATCGGTTGGTGCTATACGTCAAGCCGTTAGTACAGCCAACCCATTGCAAGGGGGCCAATGATGAATGAGCTGAAGCCAAGTCACCTGTTGACACAATCAATTGGCCTCATTGAATTTGATGCGCTCATTAGTGAACAGCATGAAAGCACACTGACGCTAAGCGAGAACCCTGTTGAGAATGGTTCTCCTATCATTGATCATTTTTACCCTGACCCACAAAAGCTGACACTGACAGTTGGTCAGAACCTTGATGGTTTCATCATTGGCCAATTGCCTGAAGATGACCAAGCCGATGGCACAAGACTGGCTGACTTCTATTTTTTATTGAAGCAAGCACAACTCGCGGGTGAACTTTTTGAAGTGGGTACGGGTGTTGAGTTGTATCAGAATATGATTATCAGGGGATTGAGCACCATTCGTGACAAGACCCAAGTGACTATTCTGCAAGTGGTGGTTTCGCTCCAAGAGGTGCGGCGTGTATCGGCAACGCCCACAGACCGCTTTGCAGAACAGTACAGTGAACAAGTTGGTGTGCGTGAACGTGCCAGTGAGGTGGTCACACGTGGCCAAGTATCTGAAACAGACATCACAGGCACCGTTGAACAAGAACAGCTTGACCGCTCTTTGTTGAAGTCGGGCATTTTACAATTCTTTCCGGGGTAATAGTCACATGGCTTTACGGCTTAACGTTGTAAACACTTCAAGGCAACAGTTCAACTTCAATGCCGGTGGTGAAGATTTGCAAGTCAACCTTGACTTCAACACGGTTGCCGCCGCTTGGTTTGTGGGGTTAGCTGTAGATGGTCAGCAAATCTTTACAGGCAGACGCCTTGTCAGTAGCATCGACTTGTCACCGGGCCATCTTGGGGGTGTACTGTATGCACGTGACTCAAGTGATAACAGCACTGACGTGGGCTATACAGATTTGGTGAATGGCAATTCACGCTTGTATTACATCACCCAAGATGAAATTGACGCCATTGGCCAACGTAATCCAACAACGCTTGAAGCGGCAAGCAACGTGTTGCCTGAGAACTTTGTTGATGGTGGCTCAATAGGTGTGCCCATTGCGCAGTTTGCATCTTTACAACAGCAAGTCACACAGCAAGCACAGACTATTTCATCATTGAGTGAGACCGTTGAAGCCATTGAACAAAAGTGTGACGGCATTGAACAGCAAGTTGCAACGCTATCGCAGACAATTGCATCTTTGGCAACCAAAGAAGTGTCCTTCAGTTTCAATGGAGTTCTGGAAGATGGCAAAGTTGTTGCTGGTTGGGTTTCAACAAAAAGCTATACAATAAAAGCCACAAGCGGGCCACAGTCAGGCGCGGTCAACAGGGGCACATCAAGTGCGGCACCGTCAGACGGCAACGCATCTTTTGAGCTGGTACTGAAGCCAGTTGTGGGTAACGTTGAATCCATTGGCACCGTTGTTTATACACCTAGTTCTGTGGTTCCAATTTTCACAATACCCGAAAACATACAGATTGAACCAGGTGAAACTGTAGAAGTACGCACCGAAACATTGAATGGGCTATCAGACCCGGCTTTCACCATACAACTAACTGAGGAACAGCTCTAACATGGCTAACTTAATACACGCACTGGCCGCTGATACTTTCGTAGACCTTCAAGACCTAACGCTGGATGCGGGGCTTGGCTACACTTCTACCTTTAACGATAACGTTAACAGCATTACTAGTTCCTCAGCAGCGCTTAACCGTAAATTTTTTCCAATAGGTACTAGTAACAATAACAAGCTAAGACTAGCGCTAAACATAGACGACTTCGAGATAGCCGACGATAACAGCCGGAGCATGGAAATACATTTTTTGCTTAGGTTTGGGTCGGGTGTTACTGTCAATAGTGGCCACATATTTTTCCTATTGCAACCAGTCGCGGGTATTAGTTCAAGTTCTGTGATTATACGGACAACACTAGCGCAGGACGGGCTGAGCAACAGGGCACAAGAGGTGTTAGCTGGTGGTACAAGGGTGCCCACCGATAACGCTAATAATTCTATCAGCTACATTTTTGAACCTAGCGCCTTCGCATACGGTGTGGTACGCATAAAATCTGAAACCAGTGCAGGGGCAGACGATGGCGCGCTAGAGTATTGGATAAACGGTAACCTAGTAGCTAGTAGGGTGGACTACAACTGGCAGCATAATGACTTTAATTGGGAAAACTCCGGCAAAGTAGGGCTGTTAGAGTTTGCCGGAATAGGCGGCACCTTCTTATCCATGACTAATCTAGCCATCTATGATGGCTGGACTACAGACGCGGGAACACGCCCAGGCTTTATAGAAGTTCAAGACGTGGAAGTTGACGCAATATCAGGTAGCGATTATAGGAACAATGTTGGAAGTGCGTTAACTGCTGGTGACGTTAACAGGATTAACGATAACACCTCATCCACTTTTATACAGTCGGACGTGGCAGGTGCAGAATTAACGCTTACGTTATCCACACTGCAATCACTAGAACCGGACTTAGAGTTCACCGCCATGCAGTTCAGGGGGCGTATGTCACGCGCTAACTTAGACGATAACGTCATCACTGTAGAGTTAGTAGAACGGGCAACGGGCACAGTGGTATCTACTTTCGATAAAAGCCTATTGCAAGTGACTTCGGTACGCGAACGGATAAACCAATTTTTTGAGGTTAACGGAACGCTGCTATTAAGTGATTATGACATAGTCATACGGAACGGCATTTAGTCATGCCACAAATTGAAATAGGGAAAGCGGGGGCTACCGTTGTAGCCAAGCCATTACATTTACCTTCTATAGAAGTATCCAAAGCTACAGTTACTACACTGACTAAGCCATTACGTTTGCCTTCTATAGAAGTATCCAAAGCTAC